TCTGATTGTAGTTTCCAGAGCCGATTTGCTCTGAGATCTGCCCACGACCGAAACGCAAGTATAATGCGGGAACAGGGATGCGTAGCATCAAGTACACGTGTTAGAAAGGGAGTAGCGGCTGCATAATCCAAAGGACCCTGTGCGAATACGTTCTCGTATATGCGTTCAAAAGGAATATCAAGTGAAGACTCCCGAAGCCCAAGGCGCGTATCCTCATTTGTATAGATGTGTCTCGTTTCAAGATAAATAGTTGGTGCACCAATCTTCAGTCGGTCCAGTGTTGTGAACTCACTAAATGCGCCTTCTCTTTGAGTCTGTAAGCGCAAGCTAGAGCCCCAAGGAGCCGGCTTTTCTCGCCCGTCGCTCGCCTCAACAAGATCCTCCAATTTCCGCAAATACACACGAATTTTGTAACTCTGGTTCGGTAAACAGAGGGATGGAAATCCACCTTCTTCTAAACCTTGGCATCCGATGAGCGGTAAAGGCAACCGAAGAAGACCTGGTGTGGCATTACGACCAATTGACAGCGCAGACCCGTCATGTATCCCTGTAAGTGTATTCTCTAGGAAGGCGGAGTTTAGAGAGCCGCGAGACCGACTCTGAATCCAGAGTGAATCACCGCTGAATTCCTGGAGTAAAATATTGTCCTGGAGAATCTGGATTTTCTCGAACAAAAAATATCCGATTCCGCTCGTATATCCATACGAGATACCAGCACTATCCTGAATAACGCCATTCAAGTTAGCTGCAGCATAATTAGGCGGAAGCCATGACGGCAAATCAATGAGGAGCGTAGGAGATACAATAAAATCGCCGGCGACCTCCAATTGAAATTCAGAGGAACGCCCAAAGTCTATTGAGTTGAGAGGCGGCAATCGTCTGAGCTCATGAATAACTGGCGCCGTAGGTCCATATCGGTTGTCAAAAAGGCTTTGCGCATCAGCAGAGTCTTCTTGAAAATATACATCTTTATTTCCTCGTGATACGAGCTCATAAAGAGATCCATCTAGATTTAGATTCATCCTTCTTAAACATGGTCATTAATTTATCCTGGTAAGCACGAACAGGTAAAATTGAAATGAGTATCAAACATATAGCCGTATATCAGTATGTCAACACTACAGTCACTTCTCCAGCAGGGTTTTGCTGGTCTTAAGTATGAACGGCGGCTCCTAGAGAATGAGATCGGTATTTTCGAGACCTTTCCGCTTGATAATAAGCTCTGGATTTCATTTCGCCTGAAGGAGGCGGGTGCCTCACTAAAAAGTGTACTGGAGAAAGAGTATGTTGCGGCAATTTCTCTAACGGGGGCGTCAATGGACACGCATTTCTACGAAGGAAAGGTTCACAGCTTTCTCTCGATGAAACAACCTCTGCGTTACATTGTAATGAATCGTCCTCTAGTTCTAGCAACTGCATGAATTTGTACATGAACTACAGTAGAGTTTACCTTTAAAGAGAAGTTGTTTCTCTACATAACTGGGAAAATTCAGTGTTACACCTGTTGACGCCGGTATAATGGCGCCGCATGTGCTGATATTTACAGTGGGCGCAGTTACAGTAAGTTTCTCTTTAAAAAATCTATACTGAGCCTGTGATTGAAGCTTCTTAATGATTTCACTTGCGTCCATTCTGTCTTTTCCTTATATTTTTTCTAAGAAAGAATGTGTGGAATCTGGATGCTCATAGGCAACCGTCTAGAATTATTTAAACCAGAAAAGGGTCTTGATGAATTAACGGCTCGTGGTCCGGAAGGTACACGGCTCTTGGATATTAATGGTTTGGCGCACATGGGATTTACACGACTCGCAATCAATGGTCTGAATCCGCTAGGTATGCAACCTTGGTCGTCTTATGGTGTTCATTGGATGTGTAATGGTGAAATTTACAACTCTGATGCACTTAAGGAAGAGCATGAAATTATTACTGTATCCGGAAGTGACTGTGAAGTCATTGGTCATCTTTACAACAAGTATGCCGATAATCTGAAGTCATTATTTCGATCTTTTGATGGTGTCTTTGCCTTAGCGATTGTTGACGAGAAACGCGATCGTGTCATTGTTGCGCGTGACCCGTACGGCGTTAGACCATTATATATGGGAATCGTGAATGATTTATCGGGAAATATTTACACGCGCATCTTTGCCAGTGAAATAAAGGCTCTTTATCCTTATTGTACTACAGTATCTCCTATTACACCTGGAACGTATCATACATACAGTCTAAAAGATGCTACACGCTTACATATCGAACAGTATCATTCGATAGGATGGTTGAAAAATCCGATGTTTACGCCGGTACATCCGAGTGGTCTTGAGATGGCGTGTGCCGCTCTTCGTTTCTCTTTAGAGGAAGCCGTGAAGAAGCGCTTAATGACGGAGAGACCTGTCGCCGCACTTTTATCGGGTGGCGTAGATAGTAGTTTAATTGCGTCCCTGGTTGCGAGACAGTTGAGAGAGCTAGGAAAGCCGCCGTTGAAGACATTCTGTATTGGAATGCCTGGATCGACTGATATGAAGTTTGCTAGAGAAGTTGCAAAGTGGATAGGGTCGGATCATACAGAGGTTCTTTTAACACCGGACGATTTTTTCAACGCAATACCTAAGGTCATTCAAGACATTGAGTCGTATGATACGACGACCGTCAGAGCCAGTGTTGGTAATTGGCTCGTCTCAAGAGAAATAAAGAAACAAACAGAGTGCAAAGTCGTGTTTAATGGCGACGGATCGGATGAAATTTTTGGTTCGTATCTCTATTTTTTTAGGGCACCGACTGACAGGGAGTTTGAGGAAGAATCGGAACGACTCTTGAAAGATATACATATGTTTGATGTGTTGCGATCGGATCGCAGTATTAGCAGTCATGGCTTGGAGCCGAGAACACCGTTTTTGGATCGGCAGTTCGTGGCTGTAGCGCGATCCATTGCGACAGAGTGGCGCAGACCGACGAAACAAAGGTGCGAGAAATGGATCTTACGCCGCGCTTTTGACGATGGCGTCACATTGCCGCCATCAGTTCTATGGCGGAAGAAGGAGGCGTTTAGCGACGGTGTCTCGAGTACAGAGAAATCGTGGTTCGAAGAGATAAAGGAGCGCGTAGAAGATCTTGTACCCGAGAATTGGAAAGAGAGAGCGGTAGTCGAATGGCGGGCGCCACAACCGACAACAAAAGAGCAATATTTTTACAGAAACATCTATTACACGTGGTATGGAAAACAGTATGAGAAGACGAATGTTCCGTATTTTTGGATGCCTAAGTGGAGCCCAGGTACTACAGATCCGAGTGCCCGGCTCTTGTAGAATCTCATATATAAGTATAGGGAATGTCCTCACTTTCGTTTAAGAATAGAGCATCGAATTATCTTAGAAATATGCAAATAAAGGCAAAAACGAAGCTTCTACATTCGATTGGCGCTATAACCAATAACGAGTTCCGAGCTGAAAAGGAAAAAGCTGATATGAATCGGAGTAATTATTACAAAAATATTAGTAGAAGGGGGGCTACTAATGTTTGGGAAAATGCCAAGAAGCGTGGGAAGACATACACCGAAAGGAAATACGGTCCAGAGTTTATACATAATGGTAAAAGGTACAGCGCTTGGGTAGGGGACAGAGCCAGTGACCCCACCAAAATTTACTCAAATAGAGAGCCAGATATGCGTTCTCGTTATGAGCTGAAAAATGGATATAAGGGACGGAGGCTGTACGGAAGTGAAACATACATAATGAATAAGCAGGATACTAATGCCACAAATAATTTTAACGCGAAAGAACTCGCCCAGAAAAAGGCTCCTGGAGGTATGGCGGTGTGGGGCGGACGTAAGGGAAATACTCGCCGCAATCGCAAGAACCGTCGTGGAACGCGGAAAAATTGAAAATCCGTACTTTCCTAGATAAAAGAAATGTCCGGCTGGAATATAGAATGCAGATCTTTGTGAAGACCCTTACTGGCAAGACGATCACGCTCGACGTAGAGCCGTCAGACTCGATTGAGAATATTAAGCAGAAGATCCAGGACAAGGAGGGCATCCCGCCGGATCAGCAGCGCCTGATTTTTGCGGGCAAGCAGCTGGAGGACGGTAAGACACTTGCTGACTACAATATCCAGAAGGAGTCTACACTCCACTTGGTTTTAAGACTCCGTGGTGGTGTTTAGATACACCCATTACAAATGCATCTGTTTTTACTGAAATTCAGCCAAAACAGATAGAATAGGAAATTGAAAAAATTTCAAAAAATTGAACGGCGCTGCCGCCTAAGTTTCATCATACCAAACTACTATATACAAAATGCAGATTTTCATCAAGACTCTTACAGGCAAGACGATCACGCTGGATGTTGAGCCGAGCGACAGCATTGAGAATGTTAAGCAGAAGGTTCAGGACAAGGAGGGCATCCCGCCTGATCAGCAGCGTCTGATCTTCGCTGGCAAGCAGCTCGAGGATGGTAAGACCCTTGCGGACTACAATATTCAGAAGGAGTCTACACTCCATCTTGTCTTGCGTCTCCGTGGCGGCGGCATGCAGATTTTCGTGAAGACACTCACGGGTAAGACGATCACGTTAGATGTTGAGCCGAGCGACAGCATTGAGAATGTGAAGCAGAAGATTCAGGACAAGGAGGGCATCCCGCCTGATCAGCAGCGCTTGATCTTTGCGGGCAAGCAGCTCGAGGACGGAAAGACACTTGCTGACTACAACATTCAGAAGGAGTCGACGCTTCATCTGGTGCTCCGCCTGCGTGGTGGTCTTTGAAGAAACTAAAAAATAAGTAAACCAAAAAAATAAAACATTTTTACAGATACTCAATTAAATTCGGATCAAGAAGCATCGTAACAAAAACAAGAAGAAGTAGACCGACATAAATAGCAGCACGATGAACAAGTGAATTTTTTACCATGTAGGTCATCAATGTTTCAGAGAGTCCCCAGATAGAAACCCACCAGATGATAGTAAATACACTATAAAATACGATATTTCTCTTTGATATAGCCGGAAGACTAGGAGTATCTACAAACTTATCCATTTATCCTACAGTAGCGCTTGAAAAATTGGCGTGGCTGTCGCCTTAGCATTATGGCACTGAAATAAAATGGCATCACAGTGTCTAGGAAGATTAACGGGCGAAAAGCTACATTTTGGAGATGGACATTGCTTTCTTACAGAGAAACGCTGTAAGAAAATGACAATGGGTAGACTTTGCAATAAATGTATAAATAGAGAACCGATTAAGAAGGGAAAAAAACCAGGCAATGATGATCATGGTATTGTTACCGACGAGATACCGCCATTAAGTCATATCTATGGATCACAATGGTACAATCTAAACCTAACTAGCTATGGAAATCCTAGTAGTGAAGATATGGCAAAGGCAAAGAAGGCACAAGAAGAAGCGCGCGCAGATGTAATAGCTACAGTAAGTGATAAGGCAGTAAGCGCCACGACAGTAAGCGCGACACCAGTAAAGAAACGAACATTCAAAGTTGCTGCAACGGCAACAGAACAAGCACAACTAGTAGCAGCAGTACCAGTAGCAGTACCAGTAGCAACACCAGTAGCAACACCAGTAGCAGCAACAACACCATTGAAAGCCAAGCGCCAACCAAAAAAAGTAGCTGTACAACCACAAGAAACGGTCAAGCCGCTTGCCACAGAATCAGTTGAGCCTCCACTACATGATCTCAATTGTATTACCATCACTGTGCGCAAGATAGAACACAATGGTCGTAAATATTATTTGAATTCAGACAAGGATAAACTGTACACGGTAATGCCAGACGGAGGTGTAGGAAAGTACTGTGGTCGCCTCGACAGAGAAAATGATCGTATTGCAGAATTTCCAGACAGTGATTCTGAGCGTTAATCTACATTTACACAAACAGAGTAGAGCTATTTAAAAGAAATATGTGGAATGTTATTAATTAAATGTCTCTTCTAGAACTCTATGATGAGAAATATCATATACCGTCCGATATAAATGAACACCTTCCTATTTTACTCGCGTATGCAAAGCACTGTAAGCATATAACAGAATGTGGTGTTCGCGATATTACAAGCTCCTATGCGTTTGCAGCAGCTCTAACAGGAACTCCTGAAAACAAATATATTTTAATAGATCCCTATAAATCATCTCAAATGGATTCCTTCGTCGCACTGTGCCATAAAGAAGGAGTAAATGCCCGTTTTATAGAAGATAGTGATCTGAAAGTTCAGAGAGAAAAAACAGATCTTCTTTTTATTGACACGTGGCATGTGTATGGACAACTAAAACGAGAACTTGCATACTGGGAGTCATATGTCACGAAGTACATGATTTTACATGATACAACGGTAGACGCTATTCAAGGCGAATCTGTCAGGGAGTCTAAATATTACAATATTGATGAGCAAGTGAAGTCAAGTGGATTTCCTCGTGAAGAAATTACAAAGGGATTACAGCCTGCTATCGAGGAGTTTCTTGTAAATAATCCTCAATGGTTTGTTGATATTCGCCTTGTAAATAACAACGGCTTAACTGTCTTGCGTAGATGTGAGAGCTTGCCATGATACAGGAAAGTGTTCTTCAACAAGTTTAGATACAAGAGTCGCATATTCACGAATCTCCGCCTGGGCTTGTGGATCCAGACGAAGGTTACAGAGACGAGCATACGCCGACAATGATGCAGTCTCAATAAACTCAGTGTACATATTCTGCGGTAAAATAGTGCGAGCCAATTCAGGTGCCACCTTTTTTTCCAGCAATGTCTTATACAAGTCAATCGCACCCTTATTCCAGTCGCCGACAAGCTGAGCAATCTCATCGTTACACTCGACTGCGTCTGCCTTGGATCCCTGCTTCTTATTTGTGTCACGCTCTCTCCATTCTGAAGCCGCAAAGAGTTCAGGTTCAAAGTCTACATAACGCCGAGACACTTCATTGCGAGCAAAGCCGATCGTGTGCCTAAACCACTCGCGTGCCACAAAAATAGGCATCTTAAGACGGAGACGAATCTGCGGGTGAAAAAAGGGGCTAATGTGCCCATGCTTCGCCAGATAGACAATAAGTTTCTTATCTCGTTCTACCAACTCTTTTGACTCATTCGCAAATGACACGCGCGCCGCATTGACGACTGTCAAATCTGAGCCAAAGACCTCCATACATTCTACAAAACCTGCGCCGTCAGGAAGCGAAATCTTCGTCATTCTTTATTTACGTTGTTTTTTATCCTTAGACCTACTCAGCACCTCCAGTCAACGAGCGCATGGCACCCGTCATACTTCTCTGAGCAGTATTTGCCATCGGTGAAAGCATTTGACGAGGAGCAACAGGATCATTATCATTCTCATTTGTAAATCGCGCATGTCTCTGAGGAGATGTGATGGACCGCATACCACGAGACATACCAATGTAGGCTGAATGCTGTGTAAGATCTACTGCATCCTCCTGTGACATACGACCACGACGCACAATGATTTTCGCCTGATCCAGATCCGCAAGAAGGAATGGAACGATCGGATGAACGATATCTACAATCTTATCCCGAAGAGCATCAATCATTCCTATTGTAACCGTCAATGAGCGAACTGCCTTGAGCATATTGCTAACCTCCACCTTGAGTTCACCTACAGTAAATGCTAGAGGATATGCATCAACCGAAACCATCTGTGGAATAAGCGTAGTATGAATTGGATTGAGCGTCATCATGTTTGTTCCAAGAACTTCCACCGCTTCAAGTGAACCTGACACATGAAAGAGAATCGTAATCTCGGTCTCGGCATATACGTCGCCGACGTTGACAACTGTGACGCCTTGACCATTTACCTGCATCGGATACGAAGTCTTTACACAATAGGCGGCAGGAAACTTAACCTGTACTCGCTGAGCAGAGACACTCACGAGCCCACCCAGAATATCACCGAATGTGCTAGCGACATCCTCCAGATTAGAGACAACATTGTAAGCACCGCCACCCTCTCGCGCAACCTGCATGAGAAGATCTGCATTATGATCAGATCCATAACCGGTTGTGCTGATCGAGACATCGCGGTTATCGACTAGAATGCGCTGAATGATATTTACAATAGCATCAGGTGTAGATGAGCCGACATTTGCGTGTCCGTCAGTCAGAAGAATAATCCCCTGCTTTCGCCCTGAGTTAACTGATTCGATAACAGAGCGCGCCTCCAGAAGACCTGCGCTCATATTTGTGCTGCCGTCGACGTGTAGCATATTAATCTTATATAAAGTCGCATCCAAATTCGCAGCATCAGGGACAACCTTATCCAGGATCAGAGTTGCATCATTATCAAATGTAATGAGTGACAAGCGATCTTCAGATGAGAGAAGCGACAGCATGAAACGAAGTGACTTCTTTACAGACTCGAGCTTGCCATTATCTTCCATACTTCCGCTCGTATCAACGAGCATGATAATATGAACAGACTGTCTCGTGGTCCGATTGAGACCCCTTAGGAGAATGCCTCCCTTTGATGATATGTCGTCATTTAAAAGTACCTGTGCTGAGATATCCATTGTGTGTGTATAAAAAACTACGCACACAAAAAATCAATTTTTTTCATTTTTTTAATTTTTGTATTACGAAAGGCTCACAGGCTTAACGTATTTTACAGCCTTAGGGAACCTAGTATGCGCTGAGCTAAGAACCTCACTCACTGTGGGCAGAAACACGCTTTCCGTGGCAGATCCGTGCTGAGGTGGCGAAGGAAATCCATTGAACTCAGATGCTGTAACTGACGTGTAGGCACCCATATGCGGAAACCAGAGCCAATCGCCCACTTCTAAATCCTCCATTTCATCCGCCGACGCAATCATATCGAGACTATCGCATGTTCTACCAAAGAGAGTGCCCTTTACTGTTTTTCTAGTCTTCTTGTCATTTATGTCCTGAAGCTTAGGTACGCGAATCCATTTCGGCTTCTGTTGATCAAATGGAATGCACGAGAACTGCCCATACAGACTCTCATCAATTGTATACCGATACTCACCTGACTTACCTGACAAGCCAGGCTTCTTTCCAATCACCTGTACGAAGAGATCAACTGCGTCCGATGCAAAGAAGCGCCCAGGCTCCGCAATAAACTGTATTCCCTTATATTTCGACGTGTAGATCCCCTCACGGATTGCTCTACAGTTCTTCTCGAACGACTCCTCGTCACCCATGAATCCCCCACCAATATCGACTGTCTTTGCGTCGTGTCCAATTTCCTTTAAATCACGAACAAGACTAATTCCACTCTGAACTGCATGCTTGTATTGCTGAGGATCCTTACATCCTGAGCCAACATGGAACGAGATCCCCTGGATGGAAAATCCCTCTCCGTGTGCGAAGACTGCTAGGTCCTTGACTTCCTTGGGGTCAATGCCGAACTTGTTCGAGAACGGCATCAAGCTTCCAGAATCTTCTACACGAATGCGTATGAGTGCGCCGCCCTTCCAACCTAATCTCTTGAGCTTATCAATCTCTTCGTATGAATCTACAACGGTTGGAGGCGCTCCAAAGTTATGAGCACAGGTCACATCGCGGATGGATTTACAAGGATTTGCGTAGATGACGTTCTTCTGGAAATTAAAGAGCTTTCCACCTTCTGTGGATGCCTTTCCAACTTCCATGAGTTCCCGTTCACTTGCGCAATCAAAACCAGCACCAAGTTTAGCCATGGTCTGTAGAAGATCACGATTTGGGTTACACTTAACAGCGTAAAACGGTTTCACAGTTGGCAACTGTTTAGTCCAGTGATTCCATTTACCAAGTACACGACCAGATGAGAAGACAGAAAACGAGCCCAGGCGACTAGCATAAAGCGTAACGATCTTAGAAAGATGCTCCAGTGCGATCGGATAATTAATCTATAGAAAAAAAGGCTTAAGCCTTTTCCCGCATCAATTTTACGGGTGTCGGGATTCCAAATAATCCTCCTTGTCCTCTCTAGAAATGAATGCGCCTACCTCAGTTCCGACCTTTGAAAATCAACGGGCGTCAGGTCAGAACATATTATTACCTTCAACTGGAAAGGGGCGGATTCGCAGAAGTGTGCTCTTAGAAGTCAATAGTCGTGACCGTAACATACGCTCTTACCCGACAGCGACTGAATTTCGCTGGAAACTCTTTCGTCCTCTCAAGGATGTTCTTTCGATACAAATTGTAGGTGGCACAGTACCGACGAGATTCTTTAATATTGACAGTGGCTGGAATAAATTTACATTCTTCGAACTTTCGACACACTACACGATAACATTAACACCTGGATGTTACACGACTGCGCAAATGGTAAGTGAACTGGCGGCACGTTTTAACGATATTTCAGGAACTACAACCAATAAATATACATTTTCAATAAGTCCAGTTACAGATTGTATTACAATGACACGAACTACATCAAATAAAAATTTTTCTCTCTTATTCGGTTCGGGTGACTACGTCGATTTATATGACAATAACTCTCTTAATATGATGAACTCTCCTGCAAAAATGCTGGGATTTGCTTCTGCTGATTATAGCAATAATCCTTTTGCTGATCTTTCAGGGACAATCGTATCGCCATTTGCAGCTGACGCTAATTTTCTTACAAACCGAATGTATTTGTACATAAATCAAGAAAACAATCAAGACATAGCAACAATTGAACGTTCTGTAGGTAAAAAGTCACCTTATTCCATTATTTACATGGACCAGACGAGCCCGTATAAAACATTTACACAAGAGAATTTTGAGCCTGTTTTCACAGCAACTCCAGCGCCGATTGCACGTCTAACAACCTTAACCATTTCATTACGAGATGAATTTGATAGAATCTTAAATTTTAATGGGCGCGATTTTACGCTTCTTTTAGAGATTGTCTACCTAGAATAGGGTATCATGCATCCGCGTGTCTTAGAAATGCTCAAAGAAGTGAAAGAAAAAGGGCGACCGCTGTCTTCTTTTAAATTGGGAGACATGATCCATGTCTCAGATAAAATGACGAAAAACTACTCATATGTATTACACGCAAATCCCGGGCAAGATATGGCATTTAAGCCTTATGCGGATCCGGATGAAATCCTTTGCGCAGGTGCCTTTGCGGGCAAGTATCTTAATGATTGTATTGAGGAATTCCCAGCAGAATGGTTTCTCAAAGCCATTGCTCTAGGAAAGTTGAGCCCGCAAGGTGCAGACGTGAGCTTGAACGCTTTTGGCGAACACTCGCGACTTCCTCTTTCATCGTGGAAAAAGTCAGGCTGGGTACCTAGTCATCACAAATCAAAAAAAGATCCTATCTTGAGCGACGCGGATAAGAATCCTGATATACGAGGCTGGTTTCAGTGGTATTGTCGATATTGGATGGGAAGACGACTCCCCGAGCTCGATGAGGTTCAAATCAAGAGATGGCGATCATTTACACGACACGCGGGCGCCATAAAAGCCAACTGTGATCCACACGACCTCAATTGTCGACCGAAGCAAAGACAGGCTCTTCTTCATTGGGCGTATAATCCTTACATTTAATAGGATGGCTCGGAAAACAAGAAGGTTAAGAAAATCAAGAAAGACACGCAAGCAGCGAGGTGGTCTTGGCACAAGGCTTGGCTTTAGAAACGGTACAACGCCGATAATGATACAAGCAAAATGTAGGGAATGTATGGCGACTAAATCAACAAAAGGTTTTTGTAATTTATCTACATGTGGCAATTATTGTGCGATTGAAAGGGCAGGGAATAGAGCAGATTGGAATATATGTAAAGAATCAGATACTTGTCTCCGATACATGACACCTGAACCCTATTTACAAGGGAAGAGTCGAATCTTAGTTGAAGATTCAATCGCATTTGTAGAACCTGAAGGAGAAATTTGTTATGGAGGTACAATTGATACATGTACTACAGTTACAGTTGTTTTTGATGATAATTCAAAAATAGGATTACATATAAATCCCAGTCCATTACAATTGAGAGAAATAGGTGAAAACTATTATTCCACACCTGAACCAATTATAACATATGAAAATCTATGGGACAAAATAAGAGAATTACGTAGGCAAAATAACAAACTTGAAAATCTTGTGACAGCTCTTTATATTATATCATCGCCTCAACTTATAACTCGCGGTTTTCCTAAGAATCTTGTAGGACATTTAAGAAGTGAAGGAAATGCTCAAGTGAATAAAAAATACAATTTATTATCAAGTATAACTTTACGCAAAATAGTTCAAGATAACGTAAATGGGTTTACAGAAAAAAGTACTTTTATTTATGATCCAAATATCTCTCTTCATGCTACTGAAAATACTGATCATCACTTAGTCATAAGGGCTAATGGCATAATAGATAGAAACTATAATCACGACTGACTAATAACAGAAATCATAAACGACCCAGTGTTCTCATTAAAATTCTCCTCCAGTCGCGTTGAAGTGTCTGTAAGAGTATGATGAAACGAATACCCCTCCCCGAAGGCAGGACAGTAAAGGCACACAATCTTATGTACAGATTCGATTTGAAGAGCCTTGATAAGTTCGGAAACGACCCAGTCCTTTGAAACAAAGTATACACCTGTAATCTGTTTTGTGTTCATGACCATCATTTTTACTCTTCCAAAACTCAACTCTTCCTCCAGTCGCTGCTTTGCTTCCTCCCTACTTTCTTCTGTCACGTGCCGAGTATACGTATTTTCGCTGATGTGAGACATTTTGAGTACCTTACATCAATGTAATCGCACTTTTCAATTTTACAAAGCATTCAGGACAGATCGCGCAATATAGAACAGAAGACCACCCCAGAGCGAATCCATTAAAGCAAATAACGGCTCGTAGTTACGCAGAGTCGCCAGATTCGTGAAATCGTAAACAGCGTAGGTCGCTAAACCTAAGCCGAATGCCTCTGAAGGTTCCTTTGTCTGTAAAAGCAGGTAGGCGAGCGCCACGTAGACGACAACTGCAGCCCACCAGACGACTTGAATGGAAGACCCCTGTATTTTCCTAAACATTTTACCAGAGAATTCTTGTGTTATGTACAACCACGGAAGATCAATAACTAAAATCAATAGACCAGTGAATAGAAGAGACAATGGATTCATCTTATGGAAACACAGAAAGTAAATGGCTTATTGAATGTATGGACAACTTCTATTTTTTACCTTCTTGGCGTAGACTTCGGGTGAGCTTACAAAAGGAATTTCACAGCAATCCAGATGTCATTTTTTTTGATAAACCGGCTTTTGAACTTGTATCGTGGAACGATAAATCGAGTGAATTGAAAGAACCTTTACAAAAAATTATAGAGTCCGACGCATATTCTTTTTGTATGAAATTTAGAGGTGTAATTGTAACATTTACAGGAATTCACTTAATCGGTTATTTTGAGGATGAACAAGACTTAGATCGGTTTGATACTCTCACTACATCAATAAAAAAAGAATTTAAGAAGTACGGTCTCTCATCATATAGATTATCTACATTATTAACGGTACCTCTGTGCCGTTTTAGAACAGTATCCGCTTGTCAGAAATACAAATCTACACAGCTTCTTGAGTGGTCTGAATGCGAATTTGGTGAACTTCGTATGGCAAGTTGGCATATCTCCTACAACGGGTCAACGCACGTAACACGCCCTCTTCAACGCTTTATTTGCCACAGGGGGAATCTTGAACGCAAAGAATTTGCGAACGAAAATAATCCGATTCTTCTTGATAAGCGTATAGCCGATGGCTATGATGTTGAATTGGACGTCTGGTACAAAGATAACCAGCTGTTCCTAGGGCACGACAATCCGGAGTATCCCATAACCTTTGAATGGCTCATGCAGAGTTCAAAGAAGTACATTCACACAAAGGATGCAAAAACGCTGGAGCACCTGCTTTTGCGATGTGGCAAAGAGGGTTACAACCCCAATATCTTTTACCATACGGGTGAGCACTATTCTCTGACGACGCGGAATCATATCATCGTTTTACCTGGACAAGAAATTCTTGAAGGAAGTGTAAATATGATGCCTGAAATGTCACCGACACCAAAAGATACACGACAAGCCTTTGCGGTTTGTTCTGATTCATTAAGCAATTTTTCTAAATAGAATGTCTGATGTCATCCACCTTGAGGGCTTTGAAAGCTCTATCCGAGGAAAAAAGGTATGGATCGTTGGAGACGACTCATTAGCTCTTCGTCGCCTTAATCTTTCTGTAACTGAAAGTCTAGGAAGAGGACGTACGGTCTGTATAATTGATTCCCATCACGCCTTCCCGAAATCGTTTCAGAAATTTGCTTGGGATGCGATATTTAAACTCAAGGATCAGCAAGATTTACGTCTAGCGCTGACATATATTACAAACGCCACGAAGCCAATACACGTTGTTTGGATAGGTGATGAAATGTCCCAGCAAATCTTTCAGAAGTTAAGTGATACAAGTACCACGGTCATTGGACTTGGATCAAGATCCCATGTACCGGTGCAACCGTGGAATGTCATCTTTTTTCCACATGATATGAATTCGCAGCAGATTGAGGAAATGTTATTGTCGCGCGTTGGACAAAATAAACTCAGATCAATGAATTTGCGGAGTATTTTACCGGAATTGAAAACAGCGAAAGCATCTCTCGTTTGGTCAACCATTGACGAAACGGAAAGGGCAGGTTCACTGTATTGGTTTGATACTATGGATGGACAACCGCCAGAGGAATTGTGGAATCCTATGGAGACGGCTACTTTTTTACATGATTTAGCGGATCGTATTGCGTCTGCGAAATGATTACTTGCGCATCAACTTGAAACTCCTTGCGTCGTTATCGTTGATTACTTACGCATCAACTTGAACGTTCCCTTCTTCGGCTTGAAGCCCTTCGCGAACAGCTTCTTGATCGCCTTCAAGCCCGCCGCGTGCTTCTTCTTGCTAACAATACGCCCCTTCTTGGTCTTCATGAGATCGCTCTTAGTCAGTCCACCGGAAGTGTGCTTCGCCGTCCCGTGCCAAACCTGGCTCTTGGATCCCGTAGTTACCATCGCGCCACCCATCATATTATTCTTACGATTCTTGCGAGTGCAGACCATTTTACTTATAGTAAAACTAGAGAAAATAAATTAGTACATGGAAAGTCTGGGCGTCTCGCCATTATCAATCCGATCCATCAAATCCTTCATTTTATCCGAGTCATAGACTCCAGCAAAATGAACGAGAAGATCACCATGTTCCCACTTGGGTTCCTCGTCGAAGCCCATCAGATACGCATTAAAACGCTTGTGTTCATTGGTCACCTGAATTGCGTCTTTGACCTCGGTATCTGAATTCATTAACTTATCAATACCAGCATTCTCCCACCAGATATGATAAATAACATCAGTCTGCTGATAGACTCGTCGCCAGAAATTCCGAATCCATGCTGTGTTTCTCATAACAATGTTTCCAGCATTTACATGACCACACGAATCAAATGTCATCAACATTTGCTTATCGCTTTTGAAAATGGATAACACGTTATCTTCAAACTTAATGGACTTATTTGTGATATAGACATCGGCGTCACTTAACCAGACAAGTGCATTTTCTGGTAGCTTTTCCAAATGGTGAAGTAAGAAGGGTACCTTAGACCATGAGATAGGACGGTCGCGATCCCAGAAAGTCTCATCACCCTGGATGTAGGTGTATCCATGCGCCTTGGCATAGTCCACTTTCGACTTGAGAGCCTTTTCCAAGTTCCGACAATAATCCTTCCCTAGCGCAAGTGTCAGTATGGTAAGAGTCATTAATTTATTACAATCAAGAGTCTTTAAAACCTCAAACAAAAAATTGAATTTTCCGGCGCCCATAAAACAAAATAGCTACACAATGTTTGAATATCATTACAATGACAATGGAGATCTTATCTGTCCCCACTGCGACAAGGTCGTTCCCAAAAAGGAGAACGCCGATGGTACATTTACTGCTCGTCAGAGCACAATGCACTATCACATGAAGACACACGAGGGTCCTTTCACTTGTCGCCATTGTAATAAAGAATATACCCATGAATTTAATTTGAAGCAGCATATGATAGATCAGCATCCCACGAAGGCTCAGGAACAGGAAGAACGTGAAGTATTTACATGTCCTGTAAATGGATGTAGTCATGAGTCCAAGACGAAAGGAAATAGGATTCCTCACTTCTTGCGAAATCATTGTGGAGATACAATTCAGAAGAATGAACTTACTGTAAAAGACTCAAAGGAGTCAAGTTGTAAGCTTTGTTCAATTAAGTTTAAGAATAGGGCGTCGTTTATTTATCATTTGGCGCACTGCCTTGTAGAGAAGAATCAGCAACCTCACGAGTTATTGCGCACTATTTTGTAACATCTTGGATTGAGTTTACACTGAGGACTAAATAGTATAAGTGATAGCCGAGCGCAGCGAATCCAGACATTGCTAAGAGTTCATAAGCCGGTCTCGGAGTATTTTTTTCGTTGGCTCCTACGTAAATGAGAAGCGGTGCGACTAGGAAAACGTGAATTAAGTTGATCCAGAGACTGGGGGACTGGATCTGAATACGAACCCAAGCCTTGTAGCCGTGGTAGACAAGAATAAAAACACCGAGAACAAGGGTGACCGTATAGATCCAATACGGAACATTGCCGCGATTCAAGGCAATGTAGAGTAAAAAGGGAACAACTACAAAAATATGAAAGAGTGAGAGTATAATATGGCTGTCCATTACTATGTAGGAGTTATAAAAATTGACACATAATACCTGAAATCTATATATAGAAATGGTCTGTTTCACTATCCGTGTAATTTATCCACTACAGCACAGTGTAAGTATGAATAGACAAAATGATAGATACTTAAATCATCTAGTAAAACATTATTCAAATACATCTATTTATGATTGTGTAAGTGGAAATAAGAGGGAGTGGTGGTACGATGTTGTTATCTGTGATAATGACATCTCAGATTTTCTTGATACCCTGCCGAGTCCATTTTACCTGGAGTCGATTGATTACAAATACAGTTCCCGTCGTCTTTACACGAATAGGCGAATCTCTACAGAGTCACAGATCTATCCTCGGTCACCTTATGAAAATCATGTTTATTGGAAGGCTGTTTACACAGAACACAACATGCTATTGGTGAAACCGCAAATAAAAATTGAAAAGCGCTGGGTATATTAATAACATAACAACATGCAACCAATCAATGAGCGCCATTATGCTCTGTTAGAGTCGTTTATGGACGACCCTAATATTACACGGATGCGACAGAGACATAGATCGCAGCGATTTCATTACGCGATGCTTGTTCTTAGGGGGAAGATCATTTCGATGGCGTCGAATGATTATGGCACAGCTGCGCGATGCGGATGTGGCTACGGGAAGTGGTCTACCATTCATGCTGAGAAGAACTGTATTAAGAAGATTGGCGATTTGTCTAAGTTGAAAGGCTGTGATCTTTATGTGATGAAAATTAGGGAACACGCAATCACAAATCAGAAGTACTTCTCAAATTCAAAGCCTTGTAGGAGTTGTACGCTGTTTCTTGAGAAGTGCCAGAGGAACTTTGGTCTCAAGAACGTGTTTTACACGAGCATGCCAGAAGGCGTAAATCCGCAGGGTGTTTATTCTGAGTAAATAAAAATGAAAGAAACTATTTTTGTTCCCCCCATTTTCACTTGCTGTTTTAATTGCTGTATCTGCTCATTTATTTGCTGTTTTAGCGGCTTTCGCAGCTTCTTTAAGAGCCTTGGCAGTCTCTTTCGCCGCCTTTAGAGCAGCCTTCTCGGCAAGCGCAGCAGCCTTTATGGCAAGCGCAGCAGCCTTCTCGGCAAGCTTTGCAGCCTTCTCTGCTGCCACCTTATCTTTCTCTGCAGTTTTCGCCGCTGCTGCCGCCGCCTTTTCATCCTCCTTCTTCTTCTTTAGAGCTGCACGAGCCTTCTTTGTTTTGCTACACCAGATGAAGAAGTCCTTGGATCCATATTCGGGCATAGGCGGAATGTAATTCTCGTCATGGACAATCGGCTCTTCAATAACAGGCGGAGGCGGATTCTTCTCAGCCTCGATCATCGCCTGCGCAAACGCTTCTTCCTCGGGCGGCACAGGCTGCTTCAAGACCTCTTCATAATAGTTGTACATAATCTGGCGCGCTTCTTCCGCCTCAGTTAACTCGATATGCTTAATCTTGAAAGTACGTTTCTTTGGAACAGTATCTTCAAGAGGAATTGTCCATGTCTTCCCGTTTCCGAGATCCCATTCAAAGGATGCCATTTGAGTACCACTCACTGAGTGTGCGTCCTTTTCAATTTTATTTTCTTAGTTTCCGTGTGCCACCGCGACCTTTCTTTCCTAGATTCCTCTTCCCTTCTGCCGCGTGTTGTGTCTTAGAATTACGTAGAATTTTTTCCCGACGTGCCCTTTGTTGTTCTCTTTCATTAAATATTAAAGCTTTTCTTTTCCTGAATGGCTCTTGTAAAGCAGTTCTTAAATCTCTAACTGATAATAATATAGCTGCAGCAATTCCAAGTAAGCTTAAAACTATATTTTTTTGAGTCATTCGATGAATTGCTGACTCTAATGTGCTAGTTGTTCTATATATTGCGTATTCTCCAGCAATAGTTATAAGAAACAATATAATAGCACGACCTTCTACTTCTTTTAAATGATTGAACGCATGCTGTAATGCTCCACCGAGGCGCCGATCACAAATTGACGGAAGCAGTTGTTCATTTATTCGTGCCAGACTATTATTTAATATTACTAATTCTTCAGTACTAGTTGGAAGAGAATTTCTTAAAGAAGTCGCCCGCGCCTTCATTAAAGCACTGAAATTAATCTTTTTGGGACTAGATCCACCTTTTACATTGCATACTTTAGTGGTTTCATCTAGCGCAATATTGTATATTTTATCAATGGTTGATTTATTTATCTTATTTTCAATAATTGACTTCATCATAATATCGGCTATTTTTGTTACAGTGTTCATATCATCTTTTGTAAGACCTTTCATAGTTTGTTGTATATCTTCTTGTGAAATTGTTGGTAAACTCATCCCTATTCAAAGCATACATTTTGCGCAGAAACCAGTCTTATATTTCCGTTGTATTGATTCAAAAAAGTACGCGAAACCTGTTTCAACTGTAAAATGTTTACCTACAAATTCAATACCAAAGATTTTTTCATAAAGTCCTAACATGGCGCCGGAAAGTTGACCATGTTTGCCATCATTTATGACTGAGGTGACAAAATCATTCCAAGATTCACTTACACATGCTTCTGGAATAGGTGGTAAACAGAGAGACGCATCCGCCAAATAAACCAAGAATGTACAAAGATCCTTGAGTTTCTCTTCAGGAAACCAGTCGAAAATACGAAGTTCTACACCATGATTGTAATGTTTCTTATAATTTATGTCCATACCAATTTTATCAAGCGGCAAATACCCGCTTTTTGTATGATACTGTTTATACCACCAAAAATCAGTCCGATACCCTTTAACTTCTTGAATAGGAACTGTGAGAATTTTTCCTTCTGTCATAAGCACCGTATCGTAGGTTCCAATACCAATATAACGAGAGGTTGCGCATCGTTGCGATGCTTTCGTATAGCGTGGGCATAATTTGGAAAAGGGGTCCGCTGTTCCATAGAGCGCAATTAAGAAAGGCTCAATCCACTGGATAGATCTAATAAATTGCTTGTGTTGATCTTTAAAGAGTTCGGGATACAAAATCGGTGCCAGTCCTGTATCGTCCTTTTTACCCAGCATAGAAGGGAGTGTAATATTAATATGATATGTGCCACTATTGAACATCGCAATGTTTCTTGGATTACTATGAAAGACAGCAAAGCCAGGATTTAGAGGTGGATACATAAGAAGTCCTTTGTCTCTGTAAATGTGTTTCTTGATTAGAAACGAATTGACCCCTTTTAAGAATCGTGTTTTTGTATCTACAAGTTCTTTTAATACTACCTGTAATTTAACTTTATAAAATGCCTGTGTAATAAACTCAATCGTATCACCATCGAAACAGAATGTTTTTTCATATTCGTCTTTAAAAATGGGAGGACAAAAGTTCTGTAGTTCTTTAAAGAAACTTTTACCAAATGCAGGATTAGGCTTCGGTGCTTTTTCGTAGGTTGTTGCGTGATTTCCACTTAAATCCATCTTCTCAAATGAGTGCCCATTAAAGAAATAAGGTAGAGGAACACATCCAGATGTATCGGGAAACAGTTGCGCAAATACAGTTAAATAACCTGTTTTGAAGCCACTGTAATAATTTACACTGTATCGTTCAGGCTTATGGCAAGTTCGTATTATTGGAGTGGCAGCGTAAATTGGTTTTGTAAACTGAAAATATGTCTCTTCTTCTATTCCGAAACCCCAAAACAATTCATTTGATCCATACATTGTTTTGTATTTTTTGTGTTTGTCAAGCTCTTTGGGCATAGTCCCTTTCCTTACTAATTTAGTTAAAATACTTATTGAGCATGTCTGACGCATGTTCAAGAGCTCCCTCCATCCAAGCCTGCTTTAAAGAAAAGGATTCACCGCATACATATACAGAAGGCATCGATGCGTCAGGATGCATAGCGTCTTCAGACATAATGACAGGATCATAAGAACCAGGTGTCCAATAAGTACATCCAGAATACCAAGGATGAGCTTTAAAAAGAGTGTAGGGAGGAATATCACGATCGGGAAACATTTTACCTAGTTCTTCCATAATGAACTTACCTAGGGCTTCTTCTCCTTTAGTATCCATCATTTTTATAAGAAAATCTGCATTATCAGCGTCTGTATAAGAAACCATGGCAATTCCTTTCTTTTCATTTATCGGAATGAAATAACGAATTGGACCGGCTGAAACACAGCGTTCCAAGCCAGCAAACCAGGGTTTACCATCCTTCAAAGGAAAGACGGCATAGGTCCGCATCAGTGGGCACATAACCAGATGTTTGAGGGCAGGGAAATGACGCGTATCAGGGCACGCTTTTAGAGCAGATGAATGAAGAGCTAGTATAACTTTATTCGCATTAAAAAAGGTATCGCGACATTTAATTAAAGCTTGCGTTGCACCTTGTGAAAGCCCAATCATTTCACATTCGGTTTTTAGAATGCCACCGTTCTTTTTAAATTCTTTTACCATTGCGTCTATTAGTTTAGATAATCCGCCGATGACGACAGAATATCCTTTATAGGAGCCCATTTCACCGTCTTTTGAAAATGCTTTTATACCAAGATCTGCACGGAGAACAGATACTTCTGCTCTATAAGCAAAGCCTGACAAAAGGCGCATTGCTTTCGCTTCGCCGTATACACGTTTTAAGAGTTGCTCAAGTGTATGTGTTCCAAGAAGCTCAGCTGGCAAATCACTAATCTCTTTTAGAACGGCTTCAAATATACTTTCAAATCTATTTACATGCGCTGTCCCATCACTTTCAATATACAGCTGTTTATCTGAGAGCGGAAAGGTCTTCAACCCGTATTGAGAAAGAAGAGAGTGAACCATGGTATGAGAATCTGATATACGCCCTGCACCAATTTCCCAAGAGAGCTCACCTTTATGATAAGTTACAACACGACCGCCAGTATAATTATATTTTTCAAGAATACAGACAGATTTTCCTTTCTTAGCCAGCTGAATGCCGCAATAAAGACCGGCTAGTCCAGCACCCACAATAACAATGTCAAAGGTGACCATTCTTATTTTGAGAAAAGATATCTTTTATGTCTCTTTCGCCCACTTACTAACAATCGTAGTATCAGAATTACTTATACGTCCTATAATTTTCTTATCTTTAATCATTAAAAAAGTGGGAATCTGTCGAATCTCACAAAATCCAGCCGTGTAGTCATTCTTATCAATATCGCATTTAAACCAAGTGAAATCCGAATTCTCTGTCATAATGCGATCTAAATTAAGTTTTTTACATGCTCCACACCAGTTTGCCGTAAAATAGACAATCGATTTTGCAGGAAGAGGTAGCGCATCTTTTTCTTCTTCAACACGTCCAATTAAACGTTCAAACAATTCTTGGTTGTGGAGGGCTATCATCTCTTTTGTCTTCGGAAGGAGGGTAGTCATTTCTGTCCTTTTGAAGAGACATATTTCTTAAGCCGCGAATTCCAGCAATAGCAAAACCACCGACTATGAGAAATCCGATGGAGATTAAGAACCAGGAATCAAGTGGTTTTATCATGGAGCCACCACCGACCATTGTGCCAACAGATTGTGTTGTTGTAAAGGTTGGAGGAAGAACAATCGGCTTAGACATCGCTTGTTGCGCATTCGGACCTAATTTTATGGGCAAAATAGGGGCTTCTGCTAAAGCGGCTAATTTCGTAGGATCAGAAAACGCTGCCATTTTACCGGCGACTTTCGCTGCGACTTTGGGTACAGACGCCGCCAAACCGGCAACACCTGATGCTGCTGTAGTAACAGCACCTACAGTTGACTGAATAGGAGGAACCACAGCACAGGCAGTTGCACTGATAAGAGCAAAAGGATCAGGTATACCGAAAAAGCTAAAAAGTGAGCCAAAGAGTCGTGAAAAAATCGTTCCGCTTGGTTTTCCCATTTCTTCCAGAACGCTCGGCTTTGTAAAGTTGGTTGCGAGACCACGAGCATCCATTGTTGCAGTAAAGGGCGGAATACGAGGAACACCCTTCTCAAAACTATCGATAGGATCCCACAATACAGTACAAAATTCAAAGATATTCCAAAGAAACAATAATGGGATTGTAAAAAACAGAATGGTGAGAACAAACTTCGCTATTCCGCCATTCATGTCTCCAGCCAAAAAACTGGAGAGACCAAAGGGCGCAAAGAGAGTCATAAAATATGCCATAAAGAAAGAGATTGACATGAAACTTTCACCCTGGGGTAAATCATCTTTGGATGGAACAAATAGATTCGTTACACGATTAAAAAACTTATAGGCTAGACCGGAAGGACCAAAAAGAGGACGACTTAGTCCATATTCTTCAATATATTTCCTGTCTCCAAACACTTGCATCATATCATAGAAATACCAGAGACCAAACGTGAAAATATTGATTAGAGCCTTCTGAACAGCCGTTTTGGGTGAAAAGAAAAGAAGCTGATCTATGCCAAAAAATCCAGTGAGTGGAAAAACAGCAAGGCAGACATAGAAAATAAAGGGTAAAGAGGAGCCTTCCCAGTAAGAACCATGTGTATACGGAAAATTATTTTTTGCTTCCGACTTCTCCTCGGACATACTACTCTAAGGCTAGATGTTCCTCTTTCCAATTGGTAAGCGCAGTTTTACAAGATATTGCTCAAAGTCGGGGGGAAAGGAGATATGGTCAAAGAAGTCCTTTGGATTTACATTCTTTCCAGGTATATAAACCGAAACTTCATCATTTTTTTGAATTCTTAATCCGGTTGCATCAAAGTCGAGGATAATAACCGTCTTATCTGATTGTAGATACAATTCAAAGTCATATAACGCAAATCCTTTTTCCCACATTTCTTCCCATAGCCAAACAAGCTCTCGTATAACTGCTCCGTCGCTTGGCATCCAGAGAGGTTCATCAGTATTTACATATTTCATTTCGTACTTCAAGAGATCATTGCTCAAGGTGGGCGTTTTCAAAACTATGTATCTAGGCTGATTAAGAATTTCTTCTATGAAGGAGTGAATACGCCTCTGCGCCACCGTATCATGTGTCTTAGAACGTCGTTTTCCGATTTTTACAACACCAAAGGGTGTTCTAAAAATCTTACCGTGGGCTCCTTCGTTAACCTCGTCGCCGTCCATTGTTAAAAAACATGTAAATCAAATACATTTCAATTTTTACCAAAATTAAATGGTAAAGAGCAAGCCACCGAAACCATCAACTACACGAAACACGTTATGATTTGTTGCATATACACGCCCTGTGCAATTACCACGAGGAGGAGTTGTAGCTTGATTCAATGTTATTTGTAAAACAAGATTATCAATACGACTTGCGTTCAAAGAGCCACTTGGCTGTAAGTCTTCTGGCTTGAGAGCAAAACTGTAGATATAAATGAAGTCATCGTTAGCTATAACAGTATGATTCTGCCACGCCTGAACAAGACGAAAATATCCAGCATCTCTTTCTTGAAAACGGTCCATGCCATCAAGTTGTAAAAGCGCAGTTGATAACATATCGGTTCTTACACCTGATTCAGTTATTGATAAGCTACTATAGTTGAACCATTCATGATAGCTGTCCATTAGATCACGCTTTATTACCCAAATGAGTTCTCGAATCGGGTGATTAAACTCAAGACGAAGGGGCACACTCGTTATATTAGCTGGGATACCGAGTGGAGATGTATATTGTACCTGCTCAATAAGATATTCGTGTGATGTGCTAACAAAACGACGCCGTTCTTCTACATCTAAATACACATAATCACCGTATAACATTAATGATGTTATTTTTGCTGGATTCACGGTTGTTGTATTACAATTAGTTACAAGTTCCCCACTGTAAAACAGTTGCTGTAGTGGTCTTAATGTAATATTAATACGAACAGGATGATATTGGAGTGCCAGAAGCGGTAAGTATAAACCAGGATTTTTATTAAACCAGAAGTGGAGCGGAACATATAGTTTTAGAGGACCGGGTAGTGTTCCTGTGGGTGGAACATATCCATCCACTTTTCCAATCATATCATAGAATCCAGCCTTTTTATCGGAAGTTGTTGTGAGATTTGACCAGATTTCCATCCACTCACCGGTTTGTTTATCAATTTCCTGCTCACCAACTTCAATGCTGATTTCCTGTATAAGTGCATGACCGATTGAGTTCACATAAGATGTTGCTGAACCATTTGATGAAAGATAAATAGCAGGTAGGGTTACTTCAAGGAAGACGGGACCGAGTAAATCTCCACGACGAGGTACAAGGCAGGAGAGTCGTTTACCAAAATCGGGATCACCATCGAAATACATGGGTTGACTTTCTATAGAGAAATTTGTATAGCGCCGATATACCATTTTAAACCAGGTGATTTGGGGGTTTCCACTGAGAAAAACGTCCTGCTTTCCCATTGCGATAAGTTGTAATAAGCCACCACCGCCTGTCATACTACCAGAGGAAAAGATATATGATTGCGCTTGATACGCATAAAAATAAAAGTAAAAAACTAAAAGAAGAGCATATAGAAGATGGATCCTTATATACAAAATAATCGTTCATATGATACGGATCTTTTGATTCTAAGAAGTTTATTCGCTCTTAATCCAGACACAAATCTTCCCATATCAACGAATTACATCATGACTACGGACGGAGCTGGTGGGATCTCATGGATAGATCCAATTATCTTTGGAGGAATTTCTCTACCGAATCTTGTAAGTACTGTTGCTGGATTAGGATCTATCAACTATGTATCAACATCCTTTTTGAATACAGCACTTACAAGTTCCCTAAAAGGTCTAGGAACAATCAACTATATATCAACATCGTATTTGAATACAGCGCTCACAAGTTCTTTAACAGGTCTAGGAACACTCAACTATGTATCAACATCGTATTTGAATAGTGCACTTAGAAGTTCTATAGAAGGTCTTGGAACAGTAGGATATGTATCTGCACAGACACTTGCAATAACTACAAATACTGCAAATGCGGCGTTAACATCATCAATATTTATACTTAATCCTTCACGTTATGTAAGCACAGGAGCACTTATAAGTACAGTTAAAGGTATATTAGATAGTGCTGATTTTGCATTACAAATTGGTGATTTTGATGCTGGTTTAATAAGTACATCGCAAGGTTTAGGTACCCTGGGTTATATTTCAACTGCTGCATTTCGTTCGTCGTTGACAAGTACATCGCAAGGTCTAGGTACCCTAGGTTATATTTCTACTGCTGCGCTTCGTTCATCTTTGACAAGTACAGTTCAAGGTCTAGGCTCTGCTGGTTATGTTTCAACTTCTTTTATGGCAAACTATGTTACAGTTGCTGTTGCGAATGCAGGAACCTCTGGCAACTATGTGTCAGTTCCAACATTGAATCTTACTATAAATACAACAGTAGCAGGTTTAGGAACTGTAGGATATGTATCAACATCTTATCTTGTAAACTATGTTACAAATGCTTTGAATAATGTAGGTACGTCGGGCAGCTATGTATCAACCCCCACATTAGATCTTGCGCTTACAAGTACAACATCGTATATATTTGATTCGGAGCGTTATCTAAGTACAGGAGCTCTCACAAGTACAACAGTAGGAATTCTTGCAACAGCAACAAGCGGTATAGCAGTGGGTACATTAAATACTGCACTGGTATCAACTGTTGCGGGTCTCGGTTCAGGTGGCAATAATGGATATATATCATCGCTCACATTAAAAACAGCACTCACATCGACTGTAGCAGGTCTAGGTTCAGGTGGCAATAATGGATATATATCTTCGCTCACATTAAATAGAGCATTAACGTCAACTGTTGCGGGTCTCGGTTCAGGCGGCATTAATGGATACATATCAACTCTTTCACTTCAAAGTACAACACAACAACTTACAGATATGATTATGGGTGGCACAACCGTGACAGTAGATAGAGCTGGAAACTTAATTATACAGGGTGGTACAATAAATGTTGGAAGTATGACAGGTAGTATTATATATGTAAGTACATTTATACAGTCGTCAGTCACATATTCTGGAACAAATGGAACGATGTCAGGTACAGTTCTTCCAGATCCGAATACAGGTACAGATATGATGTTTTCAACGTGCATTATCCCATTTAATACAATGTCAAGTTTTATGAATGCAAATAGTCGTATTAACTTAGATGTTTTTCCGACGTTTGCATTCAACGAACTAAATAGCGGGTCAACTCGTTCACTTGTAACACCGATTAGTACATTTATACAGTATGGATCGCTTGCTCCGAGTGCAAATAATTCTAACTTGTTGAAGTACGTAAATACATCATTTTTAATAGCAAATAGTAAAACATCGGGGTTTTCAAACTACTTTCAACAACAACTAAGAATTCAGATTCCTGGATCAGCAATTTATGGGGCATTTTCAAATGACTATATACTTTATCATTACATGCCTGGTGGTCTCACCATCAACTTAAATCCAGGTTTGAAGGCAAGTAGTATAACTGTAAACTATAGTTCTACGAACTCAGTTTTTATCTCGGTTCAAAATCTACCGTAAATCTAAGGATCTAGAAGAGAATGGCATCAAGCCGCAGAACATATGACACAGATTTTATAACTTTGCGAACTGTGTATGCACAGAATTCAAATAACGTAAAAATTCCAGCACTTTATGCATTAGTTGCTGATGGTTCAGGTGGAACAAGGTGGTCAATACCATCGTCATTTGGAACAAATCCATCTTTTAATCAAATCATCACAACAGGTGGCACATATACGGCTGATCTATCTTTCAATACCTTTCGCTTGTTTGCAGGGCAGGGCATAGGTATGGTAAATGGAACTCCTGGTTCGAATGAGACATTTATATACGCAAAAGCGTTTAATCAGATTGATATTAGTGGAGCTGATTCATTAAAATCATTTTCGAATGGTATATTGACACAGACTGTGAAATTTGCCACTGCAGAAAATGCCTACATTCAACTTCGAACGGATTCTGACACGAATACTCTTTTTATAGATGGTCCGATGACACAAACTATAAGTACGGGGTACTATGGATTTAATAAGTTTGTAATCATTCCCACAGTCAGTACAATACAAACAAACTTATCAGCGTATCCTAAAAACACATTATTTGCCGATTCGCAGTCGACGCAGATTACATTTGCAGGTGTAAATGATCTTATTCTAAGCACGAATTATTCAACAAATCAGGTATTTTTTACTGTGAGTAGTTTCACTGCTGCTGGGTATCTAGCCTTGAGTGGTGAGACATTTTCTGTTTATAATCGGCTGATTAGTACGATTTCTTCTGGATTTGTAACTGTTCCAAACTTTTCAACTGGTGCAATTAGCCTTTCGACATTATCATTTTCAAATGCATCAACCGTTAATTCATCTATTTTTGGAGTATCTACATATTTTGGAGGTCGATTTGACTTTCTCAACAGTTTAATTAATACGCGCGCAACAATTGAACAGTTAAATACTGTAACAGGAAACTTTCAGATATCGATTTCGTCGTTTTCAACGAACTATATGTCATATACAGATTACATAAGTTCAGCTAATGGAATCTTAAATCAGATTTCAACAACTCTTTTTTTGAGTGGAATTTCAACTATTTATGTGTATGATGGAAGTTTTACAAACTTTAGTGTAGGATCTATTACATATGATCAGAGTGATATTAGCACATTAAGTACGACAACAAACAGTCGTATTATTAGCACTAATACTGCATTATCTGCACAAAATGAAGGAAATCTTTTATCGACATTTAGCACTGTATTGGGATTAGGAACACTCGGATATGTCTCAAGCACACAACTTACATCGACAACCCAGGGTCTAGGAACTATCGGTTATATTTCGACAACACAACTTACATCAACAACTCAGGGGCTTGGAACGCTAGGTTATATATCAACAGCGCAACTAACATCAACAGTTGCGGGTTTGGGTACACTTGGTTATATATCAACATCTTATACAAATAATATTTTACAATCAACAGTAACAGGCATTAATAATAACCTAGGATCATTTGGTTATATATCAAGTTCTACGCTTGCAATATCAATTCAATCAACAACACAGGGTCTTATAAATAGTCTAGGTACACTTGGTTATATATCAACTCTTTCACTTCAGTCAACTACACAGGGACTTTATGATGGATTTGGAAACTATTATATAAGTTCAGCTGGTCTTAACACAATCATACAATCGTCGATTCAAGGATTGGGCACGGCAGGCTACCTTTCAACATCGCAGTTTAATGATGCTCTAACATCAAGCTTTAATGCCTTATTTACATATAACTTAATCTCGAGTCCGAACTTAAAATCAACAATTGATAATCTTGGTTCAATGGGTTATATAAGCACAGCAACACTCGTAAGTTCATTTAATGCACTTCAAAAATCATTAATAAATATTCGTTCTTCAATTGCGTATACAGGAAATACAGAAGCTATATTGATGCAAAACTATGAGACTGATAGTAACTTGTATTTTAGTACAGCAACAGTAAACTTTGATCGTTTTTCATCTTTTATTAATAGCACATCAATGCTTTCATTTGATGCGAATATTAATGTTTTTTTTACAGGACCGGTTGATTCAAATTATAATGGAATCTATCAAATGACAAGTTATCTTCTTTGTAAAACAGATCCAGCTAATATTATGACGTCAGCAACATATTCAGATTCTTTATATGCTATTTATGGTGTATCAAACTCATATAGTAGAATGATTACATTCGACATAAATAGAAGTTTTGTTCAATCAAACTATACATACAACTATGATCTTGTCCACTATTTAAGTAATATTGGTGGAAATACAGCTACTACTTTTAGTAGTAATGCCTCAATCTATATGTCTCCAATCAACTCATTGTTCTTTACACTGTTAAAGGGACAAGCGACGATTGAATGTCCACCTGGTGGTGGTGGCGGCGGTCCTGGTCCTGGTTGATAAATATAAAATAGTAGTATGCGATAGATGGCAGCAACAAGTAAATCAATAGACACAGATTTTCTGAGTCTACGAACAGTCTTTGCAAGAAATACAGATAATACAAAGATTTCATCTACAAAAGTTTTAGTAGCAGATGGAAATGGCGGAACCTTCTGGGCTGCTCCTCAGATACTTGGTTCTCTTCCTGTATTTAATGTTATTGAAACATCAGCAGCTAAATATACAGCAACAGAAACAAATCGAACTCTACGACTTACTGCAGGCGAAGGTATTTCTATGAACTCATCTACATTATTTGGAACCACGTTCCTAAATATCGATGTAAGTGGTACAAATAACATTAGTAGTAGTAAAATAAAAATAGCTACAACAGGCTTTATATCAGCACATACAGATAGTAATACAAATACTATATTTTTATCAAGTTCAAAGATAAGCCCTGCGCTTTCAACTGGAGATCTATATTTTCAACAACTGAAAGTAATATCATCTGTACAGGCTCCTATTGATACGACGCCTTTCAGAGGAAACTCACTTTTTGAATCAAATAAACATAGTTTTTACACAACATTTGCGGCTGTGAGTCCTTTAGCTTTATCGTCATTCACAACAACAAAACAAGTATTTTTGTCTATGTATCCATACACTGCAAGTGGATTTTTAACAATGAGTACTACAGTAGGAAATATATTTATTTCATCTTTATCAACGATTAGTAGTGTTTATATTACAAAGTCCGATTTTTCTACAGGAATGTTAAGTTTATCAACAATAGAATATTTAAATCACTCGACAAGTGTATCAACATTGGTTAAACTATCGAACGATTCACAGATTGAATATTCTAACTCAGTCGGTAACACCTTAGCGAGAGCATTTTATGTTCAAATGACAACATATTTTGATACCCTAAATAAAGGTCTTTCAACAGTCACTGCAGTAAAAACTACAATAGATACGATGTTATCTACAAATACTAGTATTTTTATAAATACTCAATCGAGGACAACGTCATCACTGTCTACCTTTGGAGGAAGTGGTCTTGGATCACTTTCTAACTTTACTGCTTATAATATCCTTGTTTTTTCTACTCAACTTTCCACATTAAGTACATCTTTGGGTCTGAATATTTTAACATTGAGTAACACAGTAACTACATCAATTAATAACTTTAACCGATCAACAGTAAGCACATTTAATCAAGTTGGTTCTCTAGGATACATTTCATCTTTATCACTAAGAAGTACTATTGTATCATTACCTTATATTTCAACAAAACAGTTAGTAAGTACTATAGAATCATTAAATATCGTTTCAAGTCAATCGCTACTAAGTACATTTTCTTTAAAAAATCAATTAGGTTTCTATACAGATAGATCGACATTTACACAAAATGTCCAGTCGACTGTAAAAGGAATTAATGAAAATGCTCCATATATATCAAGTTTAACCCTTCAATCAACACTTCAATCAACTTTTATATTTAATAACTATGTGAATAGCATTGCTTTACTATCAACTACAAAGGGTATTATAGATTATGGTTCGTTTAATGGATATATATCATCTATATCAACGTTTACACCACAGGGTTATATTTATACAAGTAATATGAATCCAGCCATATATTCAACTACGAATGCAGTTTTTTCAAAAACGTCAACAATATCAACCCTTACGTACATAAGTACTTTTGACACGTTGGGTAAAATTTATATTAGTACAGCTAACTCCACAATATTAGCTTGTTTTAGAAGTTCTATAGGATATGATGGTTATTCAGGTACAACTCAAAACTGTTATCGTCTTCAAAATTTGGTTGATAATCCATTTACTACGTATGGTTATAAATATGACCTTTATTTCTCAACAGCACAACTAAATATTAGAAGTATGTCAAACTTTATTGTGTCAACAAGTAAAGTACAGATTGATTTTAATATATTTTTTAGTTTTCCAACAAAAGCATCAAGTAACAATAGCTATTCAAATGTAAATAGATTGATACCGATTTCATCTTTTTTACAGTATATTCCTGATAATAGTCCACCATCTTTTATTAGCCTTACAAATGGAACCTTTACCGAGTATGTTAACGCGTATTATGATTCAAATGATATGATAAATCAAACCAATAACTCTACGTATAATAAACGTATATCGTTTCTCTATTCAGGAGATGATATAATAAATACATATCGAGGCAATAATCTTTTATTACATCATAGAGTTTTATTTGCCGCATATTTACCTAATCCTAGTATTACTCTATTGTTACAATCATATCCTTCGCCTACAAATAGTATTTTTGTTACTATCTATAATTAGAGAGAGTATGGCATCATTTAAAAAAACCTACGATACAGATTCAATTGTTTTACGAAGAATCTTTGCATATAATCCTGATACAAATGGGCGTGTTTCAACAAATAGTATGCTTGTGACAGGAAATGGTGGATCGGCAACATTTCAAGATACAATAAGTTTTTTAAGTACGGTGGGTGTCCCGACAAGTCTAGCTTCAATAGGGCAAATCTATAACTCAACCTTTTTAGTGGCAGGGTCAAATATTAGTTTTTCATTGGATGGAAATCAGGTTACTATAAACGGTGGAGCAGGTGGAGGTGGAGATATTGTAGTGTCAGATCTTACAAGCTCTCTAATCGGTCTTGGCACCCTTGGTTATCTTTCATCAAAGATAGGACTCATTTCTACATCACAACTCACAAGCTCTCTAATTGGTCTTGGCACACTTGGTTATCTTTCATCAAAGATAGGACTCATTTCAACACCGCAACTAACAAGCACAACGCAGGGTTTGGGTTTATTGGGTTATCTAAGCAGTTTCAATACAATTTCATCTCTAAATATAAGTTCAGGATCTCAGTATACAGCTTTCTTATCATCACAGCGAATCATGGCATCTTCAATAACAGCTAATAAGTTTATAGGGGATGGATCACTACTAGTGAATGTGCCAGGTGCGGGAGGTATTGCGGCGTCAGATCTTACAAGCACAACGCAGGGTCTAGGTTTATTGGGTTATCTAAGCAGTTTCAATACAATTTCATCTCTAAATATAAGTTCAGGATCTCAGTATACAGCTTTCTTATCATCACAGCGAATCATGGCATCTTCAATAACAGCTAATAAGTTTATAGGGGATGGATCACTACTAGTGAATGTGCCAGGTGCGGGAGGTATTGCGGCGTCAGATCTTACAAGCACAACGCAGGGTCTAGGTTTATTAGGTTATATAAGCAGTTTTAATACAATTTCATCTCTAAATATAAGTTCAGGATCTCTTTTTACAAGTTTTTTATCGTCGCAGCAAATCATGGCATCTTCAATCACAGCAAATAAGTTTATAGGTGATGGATCACTACTAGTGAATGTGCCAGGTGCGGGAGGTATTGCGGCGTCAGATCTTACAAGCACAACGCAGGGTCTAGGTTTATTAGGTTATATAAGCAGTTTTAATACAATTTCATCTCTAAATATAAGTTCAGGATCTCTTTTTACAAGTTTTTTATCGTCGCAGAGAATCATGGCATCTTCAATCACAGCAAATAAGTTTATAGGTGATGGCTCTATGCTAACAAATATAACAGGTGCAGGAGGAACAGGTGCTACAGGTGCTACAGGAGCCACTGGTCCAGGTGTGGGTGATACAGGACCGACAGGTCCAACAGGAGCAGGTTCTACAGGACCGACAGGAGCAACAGGAGCAGGTGATACAGGACCAACGGGACCAACAGGAGCAACAGGAGCAGGCGGTACAGGACCGACTGGACCGACAGGACCGACAGGAGCAGTAGGTGTAACATCGATTACAGCGGGCACAGGAATAGGAGTAAATACGACTACAGGGGCTGTTACTGTATCAAATACTGGTGTTCTATCAGTAACACAAGGGTCAGGAATCTCAATTACAGGAACAGATGGAGCTTTTACAATTACAGCAACAGGTGGTGTCTCAGGAACAGTTGCAACTGCAGATTTAGTTTCAACAGTCATTGGTATTAATATTGGTATTAATATTGTTACTACAAGTTCCTTTACAGGTCTAGGAACTCTCCAATATATCTCTAGTTCACAACTAATTAGCTCACTTCAATCACTAGGATCCATTGGTTATCGCAGTAGTTTTAATTCTATTTCATCACTAAATATAAGTTCAGGATCTATCTATGCATCTCTTCTCTCATCGCAGCAAATCACAGTGTCATCTATAACAGCTAATAAGTTTGTGGGTGACGGTTCTTTACTTGTGAATGTGTCAGGTACTGGAGGGATTACATTATCTGAATTAGTATCTTCCATTGAAGGTTTAGGAACAGTTCAATATATTTCAAGCACACAGCTGATAAGTTCAATTGAAGGTCTAGGAACACTTCAATATGTTTCAAGCACACAGCTGATCAGTTCAATTGAAGGACTGGGATTCATGGGCAGTTTACAACTTACCAGTTCAATTAAAGGTCTAGGATCTATAGGCTATTTAAGTAGTTTTAATGTGCTTTCAACATTAAATATGAGCAGTGGATCAGTTTTTACATCAACGATTAGTACGACAGAAACAAACGCAGGTCGTCTCAATTTCGGTGAGCTCTATAATAATGGCACTAAACTGGTTGACGCATATGGAAATATCCTATTTAGTTTTCAGACCCTGTAGTAGAGATATGCAAATATATATTAAAACACTCAATAATACTATAAGTCTTCATGTAGACCCCACTTATAGTATTAGTAAACTAAAAAAAATACTTCACGACAGGGAAGGCATTCCGATTAGTGAGCAACGTCTCCTATTTTCTGGAAAACAACTTCAAGATAACAAGAGAGTAGCCGATTACACCATCCAACGTGAAAGTACGTTGTACTTGATGAAACGTTTGCGTGGCGGTGCTATTGCTTTAACTGTAGAATTCACTAGTATAACTGCGACTATCGCATCAAATGGTATTATTACAGTAATTGGAACAGGCACATATACGTTTGGTCCACCAACTGTAAATAGCTTTATTTTATTTCAGCGAGATACTACAAATGTTGAATTAGCCTATCTTACGCGAAGTATAACTGCGGTCGCAGGTGATTTTACTATTACATATACACTTAATAATACAGATATACAATTCTATAATTACAACTTTATAATATACGCATTAGCCGACCAGAGTAGATGTACACTTGTTCTTAGAAGATATTTATTTATACCTAATTCTGCAGGTAATATTGTTATGACTGGAAATAATATTAAATCAATTACAACAGTGGACATTTCTTCAGAAAGTAAATCTGTTATATTACCACCTATAACTAATCTTGGAGGAAGAGGAGCAATTCTACATTTTAAAGTGACAGACAGAACTCCACCTTACATCGTTCAGATTATGCCTAATTTTTCAGGAGAAGTACCTGCCGTCTATACTTTATACGAGACATTACCTACATTTGATTCTACGATTGATTTTAATACTGATCCTCCTATTAGATCGCCTATATTTAAACTTGATACTGCGAATAGTGTAATTTCACTTATATCAAATGGATCAAGTGATTGGAAAATTTTAAATTATTATACTGATTCACTTAGTATAGCTGTACAGAATTCAGCTACGCCATTACCTGAATCTCGTGTTGAAATAACATCTCAAAATGTTATTTTATATTATACAGATTCAATTGAAACTATCTGTATTTTTCCATCTATTGAGTCTTATTATTTAATAAGATATTTAACAATTCTAAATTCTACAGGAAGCACTAAAACATATACAATTTATTTTTCGCAATATGAAAGTGTAGATGGTGTAAGTTCGAGTGGCACTGGTTGGTGTTATACAAGTGTTACAGTGAGTGCGACTTCAATTGGATCTATCATGTTTGTACGTACACCCTCTGGATATCTTATCTTAGGTACAACTGCATATTCAGGTCTTACTGTAGATGCTACTGCAAGAGGTGAAACAGCATATCCTTTATTATCAAAAAATATTACATTTTCACCTGCTGTAGTTGGACAAAGAGATTGTGAGGTACCCGCTGAACCTACTCTTACAACAGGAACTTCTAAACTCTGTATTTTAAAATCAAGAAGAAACAGTGCTACAACGACAACAACAAATATTTATACACCTGTAAATGATGCATCATCCAAAATAATTTTTGATGGAAATAATAATACAAGCATAACTTTTGATCAAACATATAGTTCGGCATTATGGTTATCTGTATTTTATACAAATACTACAAATATTTTACCTATTAATTTTTATACAGGAACGGGTCCTACCTTTTTTACTTATCTTGATGTGAGTGGAACAACTCCTCCTGGCGAAGGTGAATAATCTCAAATCCAAGCGGGTTTCTCTCTCCGTGTATACTGGAGAAGACCACGATCACCCTTTGATCCCCTGTAATACGCCCTATAGGCTTCAATTGCGTCATCACGCTTATACTCATCATACATCGCTTGAACAAAATCTTCTTGATCAAGCGCAGTATATTCTGGGACATTCTCAAAGAGCCACTTTGCATGTAATTCGCAGGAATGAATCTTTCCATAACGAAACGTATACTCCTCCGCCAACCCCAAAGCGAGTTGAGCAGCCCACAAATAGTTGCCTTGCGACTGACGGACCCAGACTGCGCAAGGATGATGAATGTGCGCAGGACGAAAACCAGGCTCAAAGGGTCTGCTGATTGACTTGGGTGCTGACAGCATAGACTCAGGTACAGAGAGCTTCTTCTGCTCTTCAGCGATCTTTACCGAGTAATTGTGCTCTAAAAGACCAGGATACGCCCAAATCCAATGCGCGGTGTACAGAAGTTGACATGCTTCAAGAAGCATCTTAACTACATGTTTATCTGCGTGTGCTATAGCAGCGACCCGAGGGTCATAATCGAGTGCAAATAGATTCATCGTTACTGGGTCTGACGACCAAACTTATTTCAATTTTACCAACCGATCAAAACGCAACAGGAAACCCCTCTCTCTTGCCTAACTCTTTCGCAAAGTCTTCCAACTTCCCACGCACAATCGCCGTCGGTCTATAAGGAAACGGACACAAGTAGACTGCATTCGACCACGGACCCGCGCGAGGATATGCCAGATGGAGTATAATCTCTCCACCAAGTGTTTTTAACAAGTTCTGTCCATAACTAATTTCAGCACAATTTACATTGAGTGCCACATGTCTTTTTTGCTCAACTGTTACAGCATCAGGATAATCGCGCTGAACTCCAAGAAGAAGTTCCTTAAAAAAAGCATAATAGTCAATACGACGCCATAGCGTTGCCTGATAGGTAAAAACCATATCGTCATTATCAGTCAGTATCCGCCACACTTTACCAGGATTATAGAGAGGATCTTCGCTTGCAGGTCCAGGGCACGGAGTCAAACGTAAACTAGCCACGTTCCTATCCATGTCTAAAATTCTACATGCTTCACTTAGCATATCATACATAGGCTCCCTGTCCAAAATAAAATCATCTTGAAGCGGTAAAACATAAAAAATTTCAGCTGGCAACTTCCCAACTCCTGCTAGTCTCGACTCGAGAAATCCACTTTCTTCATCAGTTAACACGACTAGCTCAACACCGAATTCCTGAACCAACCGTTTACAAACTTCATGATCAGGCTTTTCCGTGGCAAGAAAAATACGCCACTTTAACTTGGCGGCATATCGCTTAAGAAGCGCTACCTGTAGAATCAAGATAGAATAATATTTGGGTGTACTATTGATCAGTATACAGCAGTCTTTCCTATGTTTATCCATACATATAGCAAAGAAACAACCGTTTAAACACCAATCACAAATAAAAGAGAGAAGAATGTATGGCAGAAATCCCAAAACCGGAAAACAAATTCGTTTAATCAAATCAGAGTCATCAATCTGGAAGAATCAGAAGACACTCGTTTGGTTACATGATACTCTAATCAAAAAAAATATGGATCGCTGGGAAACAGTCTGTGTTGGTTTGAAGGATTTTACCGCCGCAAAAGCAATGAATCTACGTGTAGACGCAATTATTCTTTTGGAAAATAGTAAAGAGGAAATCCAGTTTCTCAAACAAAAACATTTACATGGTGAAATGATGATTTTCTTGTCGCAGCGTATAGTCTTTATTATGGGTGATACTACATTTGCAGCCCTTCAGCTTCGCAATGTTATCTGTTTAGAAGAGATAACAGATGTATTTCCCTTTGTTGGTAAACCCTGGAATGGAAGCAAGATAGATGCGCTTCATATGATGTCGTTGATCCTTCGTACTCATCGTTTTGTTGGTGTTGATGAGTCGACTTTATCGCCTGAAAGACTAGTCTATACGAAGAAAGTTGGAAACGCGATCACATGTATGCCTGAAACGACGGAGCCACCTCAACTCTGGTTTCTTACGCAATACTATAAACCGAATAATCTTCAGAGAGAAAAGGAAATCAAGAAGTGTTTGGAACTCAATTTAGAAAATCCACTCATTGACAAGATAGTATTATTGAATGAAAAGAAGTATCAACTACCCCAAAGCAGCAAACTCGAGCAGATTATACATGGAAAGCGTATGACGTATGGCGTAGCAATTAAGTGGTTTCAGGACAATGCTCCGTCAAATACAATCTGTGTCTTCGCAAATTCAGATATTTTTCTCGATGAATCATGGTTACAAGTATGGTCAACAAATCTAGAAGATAAGTTTTTATCACTATTGCGTTATGATGTACAAAAGGATGGCAAACCGTCTGTATTATTTGGTCCGAGAGCCGATTCACAGGACACGTGGGCTTTCTTGTCAGATACTCTTAAAACACGGGAATTCAATTGGAAAGATCTAGATTTTCCATTCGGACAATCTGGATGTGACAATGCGATCAATGTAGAAATGTTGAGGAAGAAGTTTTTAGTTGTAAATCCATCGCTCTCACTAAAGACACATCATTTACATATCAGCGAAGTTCGTACATATGACCCGTCGAATGTAGTTGATAAGCCAATGTATTTTTATGTAGATCCAACGGGCATTCATGATATGGAACCAGTAACAGATCTTACAAAACATATAATAAAAACACACGACATGCAGTCATTTACACGTAGTATTTCATCTATATCAGAGAAGAATCTCGATATATTTTGTACAATGTTGGCGAAGCAGGAAGCTTTCACTTTTGATAGATTGTCGACGAACGAATACAAATCGAAGGAAAAGCTCCAATACTATAAGTTTGAGAATTGTTTTCACACCGCCCAAGGACTTGTCTATGATACACGTCATATTTTTGTAGGAAAAATAGAAGAATCAAAGATAGCGTGGTCTAAGGCAAGGATTAGCCCATTATCTCCGTCGTTTTATGTCAAGAAGACCCTGTCGGCAAATTTGTCAGAAGAAACTCTAAAAACGCCAGAAATCTATTTGCTCAATTATATTTCTAAGATTCTTCTTTTGAAGAAGGAAGTTGGTTCGGGTGAATTCTGGATGCCGCAAAAGGAAAATTTTACAGAGGCTCTTCAGATTTTCAATTGGTCAGATACAGAAAATGTGCCCGTTCTTCCAATTGCTCTACAGGCACAGGCGTGGTGTAATGAAGTCTATCAGTTGGCTCCACAGGAATCAGCGCTCGTTACAAAGGAGCAGATTGATATTTTACGCGAATCACTCTATGCTCAGCCACTCTCTGCACCACCTGATGGTCATTATGTCATTGTTACAGATGAATTTTGTAATGCTTCATGGGTCACAGAATTAGAACTGGAGTGTAATGACGTCAAGTTCCAGTATATTTACATAGGAAAATCAAGCACAGTAAATATTTTAGGAAAATTGCGTAATGCAGCAGGAATGATTTTCAGAGGCGGTCCGAATACAGCTGAGAAATGGTCTATTGCGTGGATGCTTCCCAAAGGCGCCCAAATCATTGAAATTCAGAATGAAATGGAGCAGTCTGGTGACGCAATCCACATGGCAGGCGCATGTGGTCTCAAGTACAGTCTTATTACTATACCGAGAGGAAAGTCTGAATTCTTACAAACGGAGTCGGTGCGTCTTGTAATTGAAACGCTGAAACCGCACACCATTGATACTTCTTTACCGGTGATCTACATGCCCAGAAAATCATTAACTGGTCTCTATAGTCACAGTGGCGATTCTTTCAGGGAGCTGGTTAGACTCTGGGCTGATAAAAAGTATGTGCGTATCGAGGAGCATCCGACGGCAGTTCAGATATGGTTACATGAGGTCGGTCATACTCTTTTATATGATCGTCCCACTCTAGAGTGGTTACAGGCAGCACCACCAGATGAACAGATATGGAAGAAGGCGCTCTTCGGAAATCCACCAGCACAGGGCGACGACGCAACTGCCTGGACTTTCTGGGCACGCAGACCTGAATTACTCGAGGAGTTTGTGAAGGATGGTCTAGGAACGCGTGGTTACAATCAGCGTAAACATCTTCTCGTTTTCTACGGAAAGATTGAGAATAAGATCCAGGAACGGCGCAGAAAAACACATGACTGGGAGTCGGCGTGCACTGATTTTATAATGCCGAAGGGCGGCGAATACAAACTCACACATTACCAGTATCTGGAGAAGTTAGCAGATGCAAAATATGGTCTCTGTCTTGCTGGCTATGGTAAAAAGTGTCATAGAGAAACTGAATGTATGGCTTTAGGAACAGTGCCCGTGGTCGCAGCTGATGTTGATATGAGCAATTATGCAAATCCACCGATTGAGGGAATTCATTACATACGAGTGCAGGATCCAGCCGAGGCTGACCAAAAGACAGAGGAAACAACGGAGGAGCAGTGGCTTTCCATGTCGCTTGCGTGTAGGGACTGGTGGCTAAAAAATTGTAGTGTAGAGGGATCCTGGCTATTAACGAAGCGCTTAACTGAAGTAATTAAGGTCTAACATATACAGAAGAAATGTCTGCAAGTGGATTTATATTTGAAGAAGTTATGGAGGTTATGCTAAAACTTCTTCAACCGTGTTTTGAGAAAGAGGGATTTACAGTAACAATTCTCGGTGAGCAGCAGATACGTGATAAGTTTAATGAACAATCTCTTAATGGTGTGGATCATTACTTTGAACTGAAAAGTTTTGATCAGCACTACTTATTTTTAATGCAGGAAAAGTGGAAGATTGTTACAAATCAGCGTGAAGTAAGTCAGTTCTTGGACTGCAGCGCACGAATAAGAGCGCGACAACCTGAATTTCACGGTAGACTGTTCCGACTCTGGGTCACACGAACACCACCCTCTGAAAACGGTGCAAAAAGTTTAGAGGAGGGAGCTGCTTACGTAATCCAGTCTACGACTTCTATGACAATGTTAGCACAAAATGCAGGTCTCTTTATTTGTGAACTTATTCAGAAACGCCATTTATCTCAAGAGATGTCTATGAAAATGCCTTCATATTTCATGTCTGATAAACCATTGGAAGCTATGACCCGCGATCTTCAAGTCAAAGAACTACCTCCGCCAACCTTTAAAGCTTCTAAAGTAAAAATTTCAGTGCGTAAAGAGGAAGAATAAATATAAACTATTTATAATATAATATAATATGCTGGATGTTGTTATTGCTATTCTTGTAAAAGATAAAGAAGCAGTATTACCAACATTTTTTAAATGTTTATTAAGTCAGACATTTCCCAAAATAAATACAAGACTTTATATTCGAACCAATGATAATACTGACAGAAGTGAAGAACTGATTTCTGCATTTATAAAGCAGCACGAAGAAAAATATAAATCTATCTTTTATAATAATGCATCTGTTTCTGAAGGTCTTAAGAAGTATAAAAACCATGAATGGAATTCAGAGCGATTTAAGATATTAGGAGAGATTCGTCAAGAGTCAATTCGATATGCTATAAAGTACAGTTGTCACTATTTTGTTATTGATGCAGATAACTTTATTTTACCATCAACATTATCTGATATGGTTGAAGTTGCTTCGTTAGGAGTGATTGCGCCTATGCTTACTACACAAACCGCATATTCAAATTATCATTCATCTATTGATAAAAACGGATACCTATTAAACGATACATTGTGTTTTGAAATTCTATTAAGAAAAGTAAAAGGATGTATTGAAGTTCCAGTAGTACATTGTACATATTTTGTAGCAAATAATATTTTACATAAAGTATCATATGATGACAATAGTTATCGATATGAATATGTAATTTTCAGTCATACTCTTCGTAAACAAAAAATACCACAATATATTGATAATCGCAAAGATTATGGTCGTATAACTTTTGCTATAACAAAAGAAGAGTTTGAACGTGATTGGGCTGTTTACAAAAGTGTTTTTACAGAGATATAAAGTCTAAGGTAGATAGGTAAGAAGAATGGGACAATGTTGTTCTAATCCACTAAATAAAACTGCGCTTGAGGTTATACATAATAAACGTAAATTCTACATAACCATGAAAGATATGCATTTAATAAAAACAATGGATGATTTTCTTTTACATATCAATATAACTAGAAATGAGTGGAAGAAGATGGAACTAACAGGAGAAGATTGGGAACCTCTTTTCTCGTATTCTACATTTCGTATCAAAAATTTTGTCCTTACGCGTCTCAACGGGACAAGAGAACTCGTTGAGATAAAAGCGCTATACCGTAAAAATTGATAGCACCTAAACGCAAATGTTCGCATACATTAACTAAAATGACCACAGAACAAACAGACACTACTAAGTGCCCAATTTGTATCAGTCCATACACATCGTCGGTCAGGCAGAAGATAACCTGCGCCTTTTGTCCATCTGCTGCCTGCCGCTCCTGTACGCAGCAGTTCTTGCTCAGCAGTTTGTCAGAGCCGAGTTGTTACACCTGTAAGCGTGAATGGAATCGCGAGTTCTTGGATCTTCACTTTACAATGGCATTTAGAAAGGGACCATTGAAGCTTCATCGGCGCAAGGTTCTTGTTGACCGAGAGAAGTCTCTTCTGCCGTCTATGCAGATCTACGTAGAGGCGACTGTAAATAGGGACAAGGCGTGGGCAGAGCTTCATCAGATTACACAGAAGTTTAATGAGGCGCATGTAGAGAAGGTTCGTCTAGAGCGTCTATTGACTGTGCTACTTACAGATGAGGAATATGAACAAAGAATGATTCCTCTTCGTCCAGTTAATGCTCGTTATTCGGAATATAGTTATCTTACACGCAGAAAGCGTGATGTATATGATCAACAAGTCGCCTTCTTGGAGGGACGATCAACTAGCAAGATGGCACCGCGTCAGTTTATCATGAAGTGCCCTGGCTCTAGCACGACGACAGCTGAACCGTGCCGCGGATTCTTAAGCACGCAGTGGAAGTGTGGTACATGCCAGCTCTTCTATTGTCACGAATGCCATGCGCTCATAGGGAATTCAAAGGAACTTCCTCATACATGCGAATCAGGAGCCAAGGCGACTGCCGCCCTAATCCAGAAGGAGACAAAGCCGTGCCCCAAGTGCGGTATTCGTATTAGCAAGATCGATGGTTGCGATCAAATGTGGTGCACGAGTTGTCAGACGGCATTCTCATGGAACACTGGGCAGATCATTACGCATCGGATCCACAATCCACATTTCTATGATTGGCAGAGGCGTAACAATAATGGCGCCGCGCCGCGAGAGGTAGGTGATATTCCATGCGGCGGCATTCCAGAGTATTATGCCATCTCACGTA